GGCCGAGGCGCAGGTGTCCCGCTATGCCGCGCTCGACAAGGACGGTCAGCTTCGCTGTGTGGCCGTGCTTGACGACGGGCGCCTTGTTGGCGCGGCCGCGCTTCTCGTCACGCAGTCCCAGCACTACCCGTTTCCTCTCGTCGGCGTTGATGCCTTCTACCTCCGTAAGGCATGGCGCCGTGGGCGTACGGGGCTTGATCTTCTCGGGTGCGCCAAGGCGGTTGCGGCCAAGGAAGGCGCTCCTGGCTTCACCTTCATGGCGCCGCCGGGGTCGGCGTTCGACAAGCTGTGCGATCGCCTCGGCATGACGCACACCCATAACTGCTACTGGTGCAAATGCGATGAATGATCTTGCGACACGAGCCGCGGTTGTGGAAGCCCTCGGGCAGGCGCTTGAGGCGGAGTTCCCGCCGATCCACATCGAGACGGAGCACCACCTTCATGCGGGTATGTATTCCCGCACGGTCTACGTTCCGAAAGGCGCGGCGGTCGTGGGGCTCACAGTCAAGGTACCGACGCAGTTGATCTGCTGCGGGCACTTCAGGATCACGGATGGGGGCATCACGAAGGAGTTTCGCGGCGTCCATATCCTCGACGGCATGGCGGGGCGAAGAGCCGCTGTCTATGCCCTTGAAAACTCGTCCTTCACCATGTGCTTCGCGACGGATGCGAAGACTGTGGAGGAGGCCGAAAACGAATTTACTGATGAGCCCGATCGGCTCTTAACTCGAAAGGAGAATCTCTTATGTCAGGAGTAGCAGTTGCCGTTGGCGTAACCGCGGCGTCCATCGGCGCCTCCATGTACAGCGCCAACAAGCAGGACAAGGCGCAGCGCCGCGCCGCCGATCAGCAGGCCAAGGCGGCCGCCGAGGCGAAGAAGCAGCAGGAGATGGAGTTCAACAAGGCCAACCAGAATGAGGTCGACATTAGCGGCATCATGGGCCAGAATCAAGGCGGCGGAAGTGCCACGATGATTACGGGTCCGGGCGGCGTCGGCAAGAATGATCTTCTGCTTGGCGGCGGCTCCTCTCTTCTGGGAGGCTAATCATGGCGGACAGTCTTCGCAAACAGTGCGGCAAGCGCTGGGAGGCGCTGAAGTCTGAGCGCTCCTCTTGGATGCCGCACTGGCAGGAAATCTCGGAAGTGCTTCTGCCTCGCGCGGGGCGCTTCCTCGTCTCCGACAACAACAAGGGGGACAAGCGCCACCGCGCCATCCTGGACAACTCAGGCACGCGAGCGCTTCGCACCTTGTCGGGCGGCATGATGGCGGGCATGACGAGCCCGGCTCGCCCGTGGTTCCGTCTCACGACGAAGAACCCGCAGTTGGACGAGAACTACGAAGTCAAGAAGTGGATGACGCAGGTGACGACCCTCATGCAGATGGTCTTCAACCAGTCGAATGTCTACCGCGCCTTGCAGATGGCGTACGAGGAACTCGGTGCTTTCGGCACGACGTCTGTGATCGTGCTCGACGACTACGACTCCATCATCCATTGCATGCCGCTCACCATCGGCGAGTTCGCGCTTGCGACGGATTCCCGAGGCGACGTCAACACGTGCTACCGAGAGTTTCGCATGACGGTCTCCGCGCTCGTCGGGGAGTTCGGCTACGACAAGGTGTCGCCCAACGTCAGGCGGCTCTATGACCGCGGGAACTACGATGAATGGATCGAGGTGGTCA